GAGAGAAAGTTGCTGCACTAGATTGTGATAAAGTTTTTCATAATGCGTCATACGATTTAGGTTGGCTCCATCACACAGGCATAAAAGTTAACGGTAAGATTCATGACACAATGATATCGAGTGCTTTGATTGACGAGAACAGATACTCGTACACACTTAACGCTCTTGCAAAAGATTGGATGGGTCAAACTAAAAATGAAGACTTGTTAATCAGAGCTGCCAAAGAATTTGGTGTTGATCCAAAAAAAGAAATGTACAAACTGCCTGCTATGCATGTCGGAGAGTATGCAGAATACGATGCACGACTAACTTATGATTTGTTTTTACGAAACGAAAAAGAGGTTGTAGAACAAGAACTTACAGAGATTTATGATTTAGAAACTCGACTGCAACCTTGCTTGATCGACATGAGAGCACACGGTGTGCGTGTAGATCTAGATCAAGCTGACAAAGCTCGTAAACAATTAACCAAACAAGAAAAACAAATTATGCACGACATCAAAAAGATTTGTGGCTTGGACGTAGAGATATGGGCAGCTGCATCAATTGCAAAAGCATTTGACAAACTAGGCATTGAATATCCTCGAACACCAAAAAGTGGCGCACCAAGTTTTACAAAAAATTTTTTAAGCAAGCACAAACACGACATTGCACAAAAGATTGTGGAGGCTAGAGAGATTAACAAAGCCAATACGACATTCATTGAAACTATTTTACGACATCAGCACGAAGGTCGCATACACTCTGAGATACATCAAATGCGCAGTGATGATGGGGGGACGGTCACTGGTCGTTTCAGTTATAGTAATCCTAACTTGCAACAGATACCATCGCGTAACAAAGAGATTAAAAAACTTATTCGTAGTTTATTTATACCAGAAGAGGGCAAGAAGTGGGGCACCTTTGATTACTCACAGCAAGAGCCACGAATGGTTGTGCATTATGCTTTCAACGATAACCTGGACGTGTTTAAAATTATTAGTGGATACCGTGAGGGCGACGCAGACTTTCATCAGATGGTGGCTGACATTGCTCAGATCCCGCGAGATCAAGCTAAGACAATTAATCTTGGTTTATTTTATGGCATGGGCAAAGGCAAATTGATGAACGAGCTCGGTATCGAGGCATCAGAGGCTGAAGAAATTATCTCAACGTACCAATCAAAAGTTCCTTTTGTAAAACAACTAACTTACAACGTAATGGACACCGCTGCCAATCTTGGCGAGATTAGAACCATTCTAAGGAGGAAATGTCGCTTTCCGTTTTTTGAACCTGCTAAGTTTGGTAAGAAGGGTTTTTATAAAACAGAAGATGAAGCGATAGAGGCAGAGGGAAAATACAACTACAAAAGAGCCAACACTTACAAAGCGTTAAACAAACTTATACAAGGATCTGCTGCCGACCAGACAAAGAAAGCAATGGTGGACTTGTATGAGCAAGATGGTATCATACCTCACATACAGGTACACGACGAACTAAACATATCTGTCGAAAACGAAGAAGAGGCGTTGAAGATAAAACATAAAATGGAAAACTGTGTTGAACTAAATTTACCAAGTGTAGTCGATCACGCCCTAGCTGATAACTGGGGCGATGCAAAGTGACGGACATCATCAATGTATGTGTGTGTCCTGGTTGTTCACGCCTTACCACAATGAAAAAGATTGTGGGTGATAAATATTTCTGCAGGTCGTGCAAGAAACAATTCAAGCAATATCGAAATGGTAAACTGATCTACATACCTTTACCAGTAGCCGATGCCATTGAACGAGCAAAAGATCAACTGTTGTTTGAGTTTGAAAGTGACGAGGTTTCTGGTGAGATTATCTTTGAGCCAGAGTTTGATGAAGATTAGTTTTCAAAGTCTAAGGCGTCTAACACTTCGCCAATAATGGTAGCTGGTCTACGGTCAGAGTGATATGTTGCGCAAGATCGTAGCTCTTCCAAAGGCACTCCGTGTTGCAATGCAACCGATATAATTCTGCCCATTTCAGTCAGTGTGTCGTGTCTTTCGGTACCTACTTTACCCCCACCATTGATCCAAACCTCCTTGACTTTGCCTCCATCAAACGAAGTTGTCAGCCTGTAAGTTGTGCCATTTGCGTCTTGAATATTGAAGGCAAATGCAGGTCTTCTGTCGTCGAGTTCTTGTCTCATACTTTAAATACTACCAATATATGGTTGACAGTCAATAGTAATTTACTATATAATCTAGGAGATTATAATAAAATATGGAGGAATCTGTATGGACGATAATTTTTTACCAAACTTTTTGTTTGGTAGTGACTTTGACAATGTAAGGTTGCACGAAGAAAATAAATTGTTGAAACAACAAATTGAACAGTTGCAAAATCAACTGAAGAGCCTTACTGTTACGTTCGAACAGGAAACTGGTCGAGAAGTCAGCATTTAAATTTAATAAAGAAAGAGGTTAGGATGCCAGACATCAATAAATATTCTTCTGTCTCAATATCAAAGGAGGCGTATAAAGAATTGAACTTAGTTAAAAAACATATGTCTGATGAACTCGGAGTTACGTTTTCGTTGGCAAAACTTATTGAACATTTAGCAAAAGAGAAAGTAAAGAATCTAAAGTTGAATGGACATTCAAACAACTAAATCTGGCCCGCCGTCTTTGATTACAGAGAGGTACGCGTATGGCGAAATACGAAGAAAAACGGTCGACGGGCGCCGTCACTACGAAGGTGAAGGAAGGTTTCTTCCATCTGTTACAACTATTATCAGTCATACAAAAACAGAAAAAGCGCAAGAAGGTTTACAAAAGTGGCGCGCTAGAGTTGGCGAAGAGGCGGCAGAGGAGATTAAGAAACAAGCAGCGTCAGTAGGAACAGCTATGCACAAGTTTCTTGAATGCCACATCAAAGGCGTTGGTTACGACGATATCACAAACGTAGGCATAATTGGCAAACGGATGGCAAAAGTCATCATCGAAAAAGGTTTACATGTGATGGATGAATACTGGGGCTGTGAGGTTCCTGTATACTATCCGACATTTTACGGTGGCACAGCAGACTGCACAGGTGTGTGGGCAGACAAACCAGCCGTTTTAGATTTTAAACAGACAAACAAACCCAAAAAAGAAGAGTGGATAGAAGATTATTTTGTGCAGCTCGCAGCGTATGCTATGGCACACGATGCGTTGTATAAAACTAATATTGAGGCAGGTGTTGTCTTGATGGCCTCGAGAGGATTAACTTTGCAGACATTCACGTTGACTGGAGATCGGTTAGATGATTATAAATATAAATGGTTAAAAAGATGTGAGAGGTACTACAATGAATAGAGAATTAGAACAGAGAAAAGAAATACCATCAGTTAAAGGAACAAGTATTCCAAGGTGGAATGCGAAAGAAATGATGCAGGTTTTACAAAATTTTTGTAAAGATGAGTCCGCATCTAGTGCAAAAATAGTCGTGGCTCTGCCTCGTGGTCGGTCTCACGATCAAAACAATTTTCACATTGCAGAAATTAAATTAATGGATAATCCAATTATTGGTGCCAAAGATAAGAAACAACTGGTAATGTTTTTAGTATGACCTGGAGGATGTTTATAGAGGTGACAGCGATTGTATTGCTTGCAACGATTGTTATACAGAACACAAATTTTTTGAACGCAGACTGGTGCGCGCCAGAGATTGATATCTTGCGCAAGCAGATATCTGAGATACACACGGAGCTCGTTCCGTGAAGAGAAGCAAATTTTTTAGTAGTGAGCATATTACTAAAAAGAGAGTGAAGAGGCCAGGCAGGCATGCAAAAAGGCCAAACAAAAAGTTTAACAAAAAGAAAAGTCGAGGACAAGGAAGAAAAAAATAGAAAGGACAAAAAGAAAGATGGAAAAACGAACAAAAGTAAGTCAAAAACACCAACAAATTTTACAAAGGCTCATAAGACTGCCCGTTGGATTAAAGAAAATTAAAAATGAAAAGACGCGTGAAAGCGGTTTTAAGTTCATGAGAGAGAATGTGCGCTCTCCATGGAAGCAGTTTGAAATGATAGCGCCGAAGAGAAATGATCGCAACAGAGACCCAAATCGTCTTAGCTCAGAAATACAAAAGGCAACGGAAACTGCAATGACAGTGTCTGATATATATCACGAACCGTACGCTGATGGTTTTCTTTGGCAAAACGGAGCGTTTGACGAAGATAATTTACTTGCGTACGCTTTAAAATACAAAACCAGTGTAAACGAAATTAAGAAAGAGTTGATGCCAGAAGTCATGGAGTTTTGCGATACTGTCTATGAGCATTTAAGAGACTTTGCAACAGACGCTCAACTTGCTCAAAAGTATCACATGGAAATGAGCGATGATAGACTATATAGCAACTCTCAATATGAAACATTGATCCAAGATGTGAAGTTTTTCTTACCTCAAGAAAAACTTTTATTAACCGTCACTTATTTAGAAGCAGAGTCATCAAAAGAAGCTACTTATTTTCATTTATTTAATCAAATAAAATTAGACAAAGAAAATAATGAAATTACATATAAAGTCAGAACCGTTATTTATATGTATAAAATGTTTTGTCTAGTCCCGACAGAATATACAAGCACCCACAAAATGGACAAGTGTGATTCTAAACTTCGCGCTCAAGAAATACATACTGGTGATTTTTACATGCCAGGTTGGTTTGGAAAAAATTACGTGGAGCACGATGCGGACGAGGCTGTCCTGAAAAAACACTCAGTGGGCGCTAATTTTTATTTGCATTGTTTATTAATTTCTTTAAAGCATGAACTCATTCCGCAGGCTATTGTAGAAACACCAGGGGTAGAACCAGGTGTAGTTAAAGAAAATTTAACCTTAAAAAAGAACAGTGATTTAAGATTTGAACCCAAATGGAGGTACACTACGATCGTTTTAAGAGACGTTAATCCAGAACGTCAAGAAGGCCCTAAAATAATTGCGGATCCCAACAAGCCAAAAACGCGTAGAGCTTTTCATGCTGTAAATATGCACCCAAGAAAAACTGCTAAAGGTTATACGTGGGTGCGAGCTCACTTTAGAGGAGATAAATCACTAGGTGTAACAGCACATGATTACGATATAAGAGTGAATTAATTGAACAAGGAGGAAACGATAATGGAAAGAATAGCTATAAAAATTAGGAAGATAGAAACGCTTCTTAATCAACCACTTCAGTCCGATACACGACGGATATGGTTAGGGCATCTGCAATCTTTACACGAAATGATGAAAGAAAAAGAGGCAGAACGAGTGCAAGCATTGGCTCGTTTGGGTGGCGCTTGGATAAAGTAAATGTTTCAGGAGACAAAAAAGTGTCAAGAATGTGGCGAAAGCTTTCAAATCTTTCATATTGTTCAGAGGCAGAAGAAATACTGTAGTTACGACTGTGCTACCGTAAAATCTAAGGCAAAGACCAAGGCAAAACGCAAAAAATGACCGAAAACCGCCGATTGTTGGACAACGGGCGACGGGGAGTTCCATATGGTATATTTACAGTATAGACATTTTTCGAATGAGCTTGAGTAAAAGGTTACTACTTACTACATTAGTATAAATATCCTCTATAGGCCTTGTGTAGCCTCAAATTCTTTGTAGAAGGTTCTGTAGAAACTAGCACTTTTAGGTTACTACAAATTATTACTCTTGACCCTGTCTTGAACAGAGCGTTATATGTGTAGATGAAAAGAAAGTTGAAGAATATTGAGACAGTAGAGCCAAATGGCAGACCTACTTCAGTCAAAGTAGGCTACCGAGATATACAGATTAAGTATATAAAACCAGATTTTATCTTAGACGATATGACTGAGAGTTACGGAGAGTATCGACCAAGAGAGGGAGTCATACTGATCCAAGATTCTTTATGCGGACAAGAAAGGTGCAACACCACTTGGCATGAGATTTTACATGCAATAGTCTACATCTTTAGTCTTAACCAAGCAAATGGACCATTGAAAGAGGATGATGCAGAGGAACTTGTGGTAAACACTGTATCTAACGCTATGATGGGGGTGTATCGAGATAATCCTTGGTTACTGGATATGTTGAAAAAACATCTTAATTCGACAGAAACTTAATTTTTTATCTTCTTGTCCTCGACAACTTCACCTTCCACGATCTTCATATCACGCATTAATTCTGCTAATTTCTGATCGAGTTCTTCTTCTGTAAGCTGTTCTAACTTTCCGTGTTTAATAATTTTTTGATCAATGTAGAGGCCTGCTGCTTTACCTCGAGCCACCTCTGCCTGGACAGCAGCGGAGTAAGATCCTTGCTCTAGTGCTTTGTCACGTATGGTCTGTAATTCTTTAAAATGTTTGTGGATACTAACATCATACTTCTTGTAGAACTCTTCACGCAATTCTCTTATGTGGTCAGCAACGAGCGGGTAATATTTAGGATTCTGTAACAAAGACGCTTTTTGCCTGGCAGATCCTTTTGGATACCCAGCGTTGATCGCAGCTTCTGTGGCTGTAATCCGGCCTTCATTGTATACGAGTTCCTTCACGAAAAGAATTTGTCTGTCTGTAAGTCTTTTTTGTAACCCCACGCTTGCGCCTTTCAAAGCTTACGCCTGCGTCTTCCCCACGCTTGCGCCTTTCGATTGTATTCTTTTTCTTCTTGTTGCCAAAATATCACACAGCCGACAAAAATACAAGTATTGGTAATTTACGCTTGACACAACATCTAGTAGCTTTCTGAACATAATTACTAAATATAGTTCATACACTATCTTGTGTCAAGTACTTTCTAGCACACCAAATATAGTGTTGTTTTTATCCACAAATTTTTTTATTTTTTGTATTTACAAATGCTATCGAATACTACAATCTACTATTATTAATTAGAAGAAAGAGAGAGATATGATTAATAAAATTAAAAACACTGACGATATCAAAACTTTCGTCAATTATCTTTTTGATAAAAACATTAATTTTCATTTTGATGATGATTTTGCAGATTATGTAGATGATCTTGGAGCTCAATCATTTACAATTAAAGAGGCAGAAAAATTAAATTCTTTGATGAGCCAGGCAGCGAAGGTAGATAAAAACTTTTTAGAAACCTATGCTGTGTCAGAGTTTGAAAAAAGATTTAAGGGGGAAGAATGAGCTACATAAAAAGAAATGCTTATGATCAAGCAGAGAAAAAAATCGATCAATATGCGTCATACTTAATACACAATGTGATAACTTATAAAGAGGCTGTGGAAGATTTATTGGCAGATCCAATCGTGACTGTTTTTTTCAATAAGCAAGAGATAGAAAAAGTGTTATCCTTTGAATTACAGAGAGGGGAGACAGTGCAATGAAAACTAGCTGGTGGAGTTTAACAATACAAGACTATCCTAACTATGAACCTAATGATATTGATTTAGAGCATATTGCAGAGTTAATAAAGCAAGGCTACGATGGAGGTCAATTAGTACAAGAGGAGGAGTCTGATGAATAAAGAAGATTTAGACTATGATCAGCTAGAAGTTAAAGTTTATGTCACTTACAAAGGAAAAGAATGGGACAACTTCGAAGTGTCAGACGAAAGTCTGTACAGTATCTACGAGGATATAGATCAATATTTGGAGGACAGTCAATGAGTAAAGCAATAGTTGAGCAAGACGAAATTTTTGAATACAATGTTGACGTTGGCTACGAAGAAAACTTTGAAAAGTGGTTGCGTTGGAACAACAGAGAAAGAAGGATATATGGCGAGAAAGAAAGAACAGTCGAAGAGGCCAAGAAAATTTTTAATTCAATCTATGGAGGTGCTCTC